CAGCACATTATGGTTGTCAAGTTTGTGTTGATTACCAAACAGACATTAAAAAAATGTAAAGTATTTTACAAAACTTATATCAACGAACTTCAAAATCCAATCGTCCTACTTTCCTTTGACGACGTGCTTCTTGCCAAGCAATGTCTTCATTTGTCAATACATTATTTTTTTCTTTGGTGTGAAAAAAATTCAGCATTACTATATTAGATAAATCTAATGCTGTAATGACTCCACCACGAATAGTTGCCATATTTGGACAACCACAAGTTATAGTTTTTATTGGATGCCCTTCCAATTCTTTTCCACAAGAACGACATCTAATTTTTATATTTTCCATATTCCAATCCTATAAATAAATTTCAAAATATTTTACTTATTTATACTAGTTAAAAAAAACCACCCCAGAAAGGGGTGGTTCCAATCATCTTATGAGTACTTATCAAAACCTAAAAGTCGTCTGAATCACACCACCATAGTTATCTGAAGCATTCTTGAGTCCTTGATTGTTGGAAACATAAAACACAGCAGGAGTGATGCTAATGTTATCGCTGACTTTGTAACGATAGAAAGCTTCCCACATCAGAGCCTTCTGACTATCAGTAAGTGAAGCAGCATTACCAGGAGCACCGATGGCAAAACCAGCAGCATTTCCCTTAGCAAACACATCACTCCACTGAAGACCAGCAAACCAGGTCTGGGAGTTGGTAGCACCAGTAGGAGTTGTCTTACCAAGAGAATTCAGGCTAACATCATTCCAACCATAAGCACCTGAGATTGAAGGTACAATACCAGACTTCTTAGGTTGCCAGTAAGCATTGATAGCATAGCTGTTGGAAGATTGACCAGAAGCAAGAGCACCAGAACCACCGTTAATAGCATTGAAGGTACGAACACGAGTGCCTTCGGTTCCATAACGATAACCAAATGCAATACCATACTGAGGAGCACGATAACCAATCTGAGCAAGAGTGTTCAGAGCACCAGTCTCATCAAATTGACCCTTGGAACTATCATTACCATTCTGAGCAACATAGTTCAGACCAGCAACAATACCACCCTTCTTACCAGGTTGAGCATACTGAATACCAAAACCAGAACCAGTTGCCTTGTTATAGACACCAGGAGCACCAGCAACAGCAAAGAAGTCCAGAATATCAGACTTGTAAGCACTAGGAGTCCATGCCATCTCAGTGTTACGAACCAGAGCACCGGCAGTCAGAGTCACACCTTTAGCAAGTGCGGGGAAACTGTAGTAAAGACGGTCAAGTTGCACTGCATTTGCAAGACTTTCTGCCTTGTCCAGTTTGAACAGAGAAGAAGAAGAACCAAAAGGTTGTGAAGAGAAGTTGCCAGAACGCAGACGAGTCTTCAGCAAATCCTTACCAGTGAAGGAAGTATCAAAGTTTAGACGAACATCATAGTTGAATGCAGTATTTCCAACATTGGTTCCATTAGCAAGACGAGCACCTTCTACACCACCAAGAACAAAGGTTGCTTCACCTTTGAGTTTGGTAGTAGTAGAAAACTGAGTTGCCTGAAGTTGACCAACCTGTGTTTCTAGTTTGGCAACACGACCACGAATGACAAGTAGTTCATCAGCAAACTCTTTCGAAAGACGACTGAGTTCATCGGTAACTTCAGTTACACGATCCAGACAAGCATTCAGAAGTGCTGCTGCCTCAAACCGGGTCATTGCCTTACCACCAAGGTAAGTTCCGTTTTCATAACCAGCAACGCAACCGTAACGTTCGACAAGATTGCTGAGTGCCTGATATGCCCAATCAGTAGGCTTTACATCAGACAATTGAGTGATACTTGAGACTTGTTCTGAACTGGAATATTGATTGACTGCTGCCATATTAAGATCTGCGGCATTCGCAACAGCAGGAGCAACCATACCAAGAGCAACAGGTGCAAGCATCAGTTGTTTGATTTTCATAAAAATGTTTTTTGTGTACTAAACGACATTGTGAAGATTTACAACAAAGCAAATCTTCGTTATTTATGCGTCTTAAGCAAATCTTAAGATGACCAACATCATAAATCAACTTTGGTATTATGTCAATTAAAATTTGTTTAAGAGGGGGGATTTATATTGACCCCCCATATTATTCTATTGTGTCAAACTTCTACCGTGATCAGTCGGTTAGCATATTCATGAGCATATGATGTGCGAGCACCATGAATGCCCCAACCAATCCAACTATACGCATAGTCCATGTAACGATTGATAGATTTTCCAGGAGTTTTCATCCTATCAGCAATTCGTTTCCACTGAACCTCAGTCGTTAGATAACCAAGTTGCGTTTGAAGAGATGATGGATTTCCACCAAATCTCTTAGCAAAATCACCCAATCCATAATAACGATCGGCAGATGTCCATTGGATCAGACCATAACCACGACCGCAGTGATGGTACTGAGTCCTACTACCACCTTCACAAATATTAGGCACGAACATAGATTCTTGCTTAATATTGCCCAGGATAGTAGCAAGGGCGTTTCTGTCTTTAATTCCTTGCTCTTGGAAATAATCCACAGCAAGTTGTTCATGTTCTGAACACCCTTTACAAATTAGCCTTTTCTCTTTTGGTTTTTCGGGAGCAACCTCTCGGATTGCTGTCTTCTTTTCATCTACAAGATTCAATTTAATTGTCTCTTCCAACGGGGGAGGAGGACTTTTCATCTTGTAGTTGACGAATGGCAGTGATGCCGTACTGGTTGTAACCGATGCCAGAAGAGGCAGGGCTACAGTAAAGATGTTTTGCATTTAAATTAATTGAACTCTACATCCGTATAGAAGGGGGGTACACCAACCCTCTCGGGAGGCACCTTCCACGGCTCTAATTTTCACAGTCAAAAACTCATTTTATAAAAACCTACTCATAATAGGAATCCTTAAGGATTTTTTCATTATATCAGATTATTTAGATTTTACTCAAAATCTACAAAATAATCACTGATATATTCTAAAGATAACACTTCAAGATTTTCTTTTTGAATTACCCAATCACGAATTTCACTATAGACACTTTCAGCATCTCTAATTCTTTTTTCATCACACAAAAAATGCATACGGTTAATATGATTATCAATCACATCATTACACATTTTCTTGGCATGAATCTTCATTGAAGTAATCCTTCCTAAAGTATCTTGAAAGTATATTTGAATTATAGTAGACAGGAGTACCATTGTCAAGAGACTCAGTTAAGACATTGTTTAAGAACAATTGCCTTGTTTCTTCATAGTTGGTTTTACCAACAGTTTTATGAAGTGATAAAATAGTTCTTTGAAACTTATCCTTTCCTATCTTTTTAATATCTTCTTTTAACTCAGGACAAGAACCATAATAATTTTTCCAATCTGATTCTTGTTTTACTTTTCTTTTCTTTCCTTTGGGAGTTCTAAAAGACCAAAAGTATTTTCTACCCAAATATTTTCTGTTAGTTTGAGAACATTCAATTAAATAAACAAACCCAAAATAATCTTGAATATCTTCTGATTCAAATATCCTTCCTTGATATCTCCAAGGGTTTTCATAACTCATTCGGGTTCCTAATAATATTCAAGTTATTTATAGGTATAACTTATCTTCAACCCCAACAGAGTGATTATAGTCACAAAAAAAGCACCTGTCAAGGTGCTTTAATGAACTGTAATATTATATCAACCTTCCATAATTTGATTAAACCAACCTTCACTCATATTACTGATGATTACGTTTGCGTTTTCAACTGTTGAAGCAAAGTTGTTTTCAAGAAGATATGATGCTACAAATTCGTATGCTTCATATGCCTCTCTATTGAGTTGCTTTTTCTCTCTAGGAGTCAGAGCACCTCTTTGTGCTCCTCTTGCTGCCTGCTTTGCTTTTACGGCAGGGTCATCAGACTTGTGAGCATATCCACGAAGACCATAATCAGAAGAAGTTGTTCTACGGAAATCACCTCTTTGTGCTCTAGCAAGATTTTGTCTTGCTGTTGGATTTACACCTCTTCGACCATAAGTTGGTCTGTTTTCTAATTCAGTTGCTCTATCTGCTGCCTCTCCACCACCTGTTGATTTTGCAATTCTATTACGGATTGCTGTCTCATCGTGGCCTCTCTTAGCCATTGCAGTTGCTTCATCAAGTTCAAACTCTTCATTATATGGTTTTCCTTTAACCTTTGCGATTGCAACTTCTTTGGGAACACCAGAAGCAATCATTCTTGCGATTCTTACATCAGCAAAGTC